AGTGTTCTGGACGGGGGTGCGAATCCCCCCTCCTCCACCATAAGCAGTTTGGGTCAGATGTTATAAGTCCATAGTGCATTCATATACAAGACTGTTTTTGATGGGGGAGACTAGTTTCGACAGGGCAAAGAGTAACAGAGTGGACAGCACATCAGCAACGATGTAAAAAGAAGAAAATAAAGTAAACGCAAACGACTCACAGTTCGCATTGGCAGCCTAAACGCTGACTAGGGTTTCGATAGGTTTCCTCGTAACAGAATAACCTATCAGTTTTAAATTTTTTAAAGGAATCAATATGAAATCAATTATCGCACTAGTAATGTTAGCATTCGCAACTGTTTCTTTCGCACAATCTTCAGCACCAGCAAAACCGGCTGCACCAGCAGCAACAGTTAAGAAAGAAAGTGCTAAGCCTGTAGCTAAGAAAGCAGAAGCTAAGAAAGCAGCCAAAAAATCGAGTTGAAAATCGATTATGGTTTTTGGTAGTTTATCCTCGTAACGGAATTAAACTGCCTAAATAATTATACTGACAAACATAAAAGTCAGTATAACACACACTACAACACAAGGAGTAAATATGAGTATGACACCATTTGAAATCCGTCTCGAGCTTTTAAAAATGGCAAGAGACATGTTATTCGATGACTATCACGCACAATCTAATAGGATCCAATCCAATTGGCATGTCGTAGTAGAAACCGCCAAGGCTAAAGGTGACACACCACCTGAACATCCCGCCTTACCTTCAATCCCATTGGAATCAGACATTATCATTAAGGCTTCAACCTTAAATGGTTTCGTGTCTAATCTTCCTGATGCAGCACCAGCTGTAAAAGTTCTTACTAAAAAGAACTCTTGATTGGGAGCAGGCCTTCGGGCCTGTTAAACACACACAAGGAGAACCGATGAAGTTAAGTAAAAAGAAATTCCTTTTTATTTCATTAATCACAATAAGTTTATGTACATTCACAGCAACTTTTCAACAATCATTGGCCACCAGTCCATCAACAAAGCATATAGTTGGAATGGAATTCAAAAAAGAAATGAACTGTCTTGCAGAGAACATATACTATGAAGCTGCAACAGAATCATTCGAGGGTAAACTAGCAGTAGCACAAGTAACATTGAATCGTGCTAATTCTGGCAGATATTCATCCTCAATCTGCAATGTAGTACACCAAAGAGACAATATCAATGGCAAAGTAACTTGCCAATTTTCTTGGACTTGCATGAAAGAAAACCTTTCTGCCAAGAACAAGTATTCATGGGAAGAATCTCTTATCGTTGCAAGAAAAGCTTTAACAGAACCTATAGCACATGAATTGCTTTACTTAAAGAAAGCTATGTTCTATCATGCCAACTATGTAAATCCGGGTTGGAATCTACCAGTTGTCTCTAAGATTGGTAATCACATCTTTTATCGGTACAAATCAATATAGTTGTTGACATTTGACTTGTGATACCTTATAATGTATATCTTTGAATACTTAAACTACTATGCCAACTAAAAATGAAATATCTGAATTCAGTCTAATGATTAGAGACTTGGCCATTCGTTTGCGGTGTACACATATGGATGCCATCCTAGAACATTGTAAAACAACTGGCTTGGAAATTGAAGTTGCTTCTTCTCTAATATCAGCCGCATTAAAAGGTCGTATTAGAGAAGAAGCGCAAGATGCTAACATGCTAAGGAAAACATCTAAACTACCGTTATGAGTGAGAATACTGGCTTCGCAGCGTTTGCCATGTTTCATGCTCTCAAGTTACACTTCACAGGTTCTTATGACTATGTAAAGTACAATGGTAAAACGAATGTTTCTAAACAATCCTTTTCAATAAGAAAGGATAAGTTTACGTTCTATCGTTTGTCTAGGAAATACTCGTTGGATGAACTCAGGAACTATTATATCTCCAACTTCATAGTCCAAGACGTTAATTGGGTTGGTGATATAACAGGACCTGACAATGAAGAAAACTATAAAAAGTGGCAAAAAAGAATCCAGAGCTTGACATATCAGTTTGAATCTGATATAATACATGTATTGGATAACCACAATAATATCTTCAAAGTGGAATCAGGCAACTATCCAAAGTTATTGGTAGAAACAATGCATGGTAAAGTTGCGATTGAAACTCTGGTTATTTTGAATGATTTACTAAACTTCTTTCCCATGTGGGAGAAAAAGATTATTGATGATATTGTTTGGCCTGAATTGAAAAATAAATGTGAAAAATACAAACCGTTTTTGTTTTACGACAAGAACAAAATGAAGAATATATTGCAAGAGAAAATTAAAGATTATGCCGTTTTATAAAATCACCAAAATCTATCTAGACATGGATGGTGTCATTGCTGACTTTAATCGTGAATACATTAGGCAGCACGGAATTCATCCACGCCAAGCCGAAAAAGAAAAAAAGTTTGAACCTTATTTCCGTCAAATGATTGATAACAAAGGCTTCGAAAAACTTCCACTTATGGATGATGCACAAGTTGGATTAGATTATCTAAACAAAATTCATATTCCAACTGAAATTCTTTCCTCAACGGCAAGACCTGAGGTACATGAAGATGTGCAAGAACAAAAAATTAATTGGTTGAAGAAACATAATATTACCTTCAAACCAATTCTTGTGCCTGGAAAACGGCACAAAAAAGAGTATGCTCGACCAGATACTTTATTGATTGACGATACTGAAATAAACGTCAAACAATTTATAGGAGCTGGTGGACATGCCATATATCACAAAGATTGGGTAACCACTCTGGCAATCTTGAAATTATACGTTTGACAAGCGCCTAAATATATGATATACTATGCATCATGTGAAACAAACCGTTTACACTCCGTAATATTTAATACTCCGTTTATAAGGAAAACAAAATGAGCTCATTTGCTAATCTCAAACGCCAATCTGGCAATCTCGACAAACTCACTAAGGCTATTGAATCTCTCAATGCAACGTCTGGTGATGAAAACAAAGACCTATTCTGGAAACCATCTGTGGATAAAGCAGGCAATGGCATGGCCACTGTCCGTTTTCTTCCTGCATCTGAAGGTGATGGTGATGAATCTTTGCCATGGGTTAAAATCTTCTCTCATGGATTCCAAGGTCCTGGTGGTTGGTTAATCGATAACTGCTTGACTACTAAAAACCAACAATGTCCTGTCTGTGAACACAATTCTGTTTTGTGGAATTCTGGTGTTAAAGCTAATCGTGATATCGTTAGTAAACAAAAACGTAAACTGAATTATATCACTAACGTGTATATTGTTTCAGACCCTAAGAATCCTGAAAATGAAGGCAAAGTCAAACTATTCAAGTTTGGTGCCAAGATTTTCGATAAGATTACTGAAGCGATGAATCCTCAGTTTGAAGATGAAACAGCAATCAATCCATTTGATATGTGGAAAGGTGCTAACTTTAAAATTAAGATTCGTAAAGTTGAAGGTTATCAGAACTATGACAAGTCTGAATTTGAGTCAGCTGCGCCATTGTCTACCAATGATGAAGAACTCGAAACAATTTGGAAGTCTGAACATACACTAAAAACTTTGGTGACTGATAAAGAATTCAAAACATATGATGACTTGAAGAATCGTCTTGAAAAGGTTCTTGGTTTAAACGGTGAAGTAATTGCACCTAAGACTACAGTTGAAACTATTAAAGCAGAGGCTCGTGCCAATCCTGCTAAGTTTGCAACTAAAGAACCAGAACTAGTTGGTGATGACGATGATATGGCTTACTTCAGTAAGTTAGCTGAAGAATAATAATCGATTCTTCCTACAAAATAAGAACCCCGCCTTGTGCGGGGTTTTTTGTTATACCATTCTGGTACTATCCAATATCATTCGCTGGTATGTTTCTTCTTGATTTCTAACAGAAGGAATTTTATTACCTGCTTGTGGAACATTACTTTTGTTTGTAGCCACAACATTATTAACTGAATTGTTTGGAGTTACATTGATTTCCATAGCCGACTTGGTTAAAGCATTATCATTCGACATGTCAGCAACTTTTGATCCTAAATTTTGTGTCATTGGCATAGGAGTTGCAGAAGATACTGGTTCAGGAACTTGCTTTGGCGTTGGCACAACCGGTGTAACTTCTGATGTTGAGCTTCTACCCTTATAATTACTCATACCTTCTTCAGTTGAACTTGATGTAGAAGGTGTTGCTGGTACTGGCGCCGGCGTAGATTGAGTTGATGGTGATGTGGAGTTAGCTATCCGTTGTAAGTAGACTCTGCCTCCAAGTTGTTCGATATCTCGGTCAGAACCTGTCAAAGCGATACGTGCTTCTTCAGGAGTTATAGCAAACTTTGAGGTTGGAGTAGCTGCCTTTCCAATGGCCCGCATAGATTCTGAGTTGGCTTCAGCATCCATCCTATCAGCAATTTTTTGAGCAATAGGATTCGGCATGTTGTTAGCTTCAGCATCCATCCTATCAGCAGCTATAACATTTTGCGGAACACCAGTACGATTTGCGCTGGCTTCAGCATCCATCCTATCAGCAATTTTATTGTTAGTTACAGAAAGTTGAAGTCCTGTAACTGGATCTAATATACCTTTCCATTGTCTATCCCAAGACATTGTTGCACCAGGATTTCCTTTTTTTGGATCTGGCCTTGGTATAGCTCTATCAGGTAAAGCTTCAACTTCATTTCCAGTGGGTACTTTATATTCAGTTTTATCTGCTAAAATTTCTTCTAGTTTTCTGGCACCACCAATTGATTGCAATGCCTTTTCTTTTTCTGGACCTTCAGGCATTGCTTTAATTTCTTCAGCTCTTTTTCTACCACCCGTTACATTCTCAGTTAACGCTTTGCGTGTTTGTTCAATTTCATCTTTAGTAACCTCATCTTTTCTGAATTTGAGTTTTGCTTGAGCTATAACCTCTCGTTCATCTGATAATGCAGCTGCAGCTTCTGATGGACTCAATTTGGATTGGTCATTCTTTTGAATCCATTCATAAAATTTGTATAAAGAATAACCAGCAGCTGCAGCGATTAACAAACCAAGACCCAAAGGACTAAACAGCAATCTAGCAGCAGAAAATAATATTTTGCCGGCACTAACTATAAATCTTGCAAAGGAAGTAACAAACTTGCTTAATGTGGAAAATAAT